CTGCATTCTAACTTATTATTCATACGGGAGGCTTCGGTCTCCCTTTTTTATTACAAAAATTTTTTATGGCTTCCACAACAATTGATACCGAGACCGAACTCTCCGCTGTAAATGCAATCTTGGGAGCTATTGGTCAATCCCCAGTTACCGGATCAGTATCTGACAATGCTAATCCAGAGGTAGGTTTTATATATAATTTATTAAGAGATTCTAATGTTGATGTACAGAATGAAGGCTGGCACTTCAACACAGAAAAACATGTTACCTATACACCTGATGGTGATGGAAAGATAGCTATAGCTAATGATATTTTAAAAATAGATACAACAAAAGGGTGGTCAGATAGAACTCATGATGTAGTAAAAAGAAATGGATATTTATATGATAAGTATAATCATACAGATGATTTCTCTGAACATACTACTATAAATTTAGATGTAACTAGATTGTTTTCTTATGAAGATTTACCTTCCGTATTTAAAAGATATATAATATACAAAGCATCAACTAGAGCAGCTACTCAATTAGTAGGTAATCCACAATTAGTTAAATTATTACAACAACAAGAATTCCAAGCAAGAGCTGCTTGTATGGAATATGAATGTAATCAAGGTAATCCTACTATGTTTGGTTTCCCTGAAGATACAGTTCATACAACTTATCAACCCTGGAGGAATCTTAGAAGATAATGGCAGGAATCTCACAAATCATACCTAATTATGGTACTGGTGGTATATCAGAACAACCAGATGAATTAAAATATCCAGGTCAAGTAAAGAATATAATTAATGGTATTCCTGATGTAACTAATGGTTTATATAAAAGACCAGGTTCTAAAAGAGTAGGTTCTACTCCACTATCTTCTGTAGGAAGTGGTGGGTCTTGGTTCCATTATTATAGAGATGAAACTGAAGGATCATATTTAGGACAAGTATTAGCAGATGGTACATTGAATGTATGGAGATGTTCTGACGGTACAAAGATGACTACAGTCTATGGTACTGGTGGAGAGACAGCTATTAAAACTTATCTATCTGCTTCTAATACTGAAGATCTACAATTTCTAACTATTAATGATACTACATTTGTTAATAATAGAGATACAACAGTAGCTACTACTGGTACTACTGATACTCGTCCTGATACTCACTTTGCATATGTCAGTATATTGAGAACAGAAAATGGTAGACAATATGCCATGAATGTTTATAATACTGATGCTACTACGTCTATTGCTAGAGCTACAAGACTTAAGATAACCAGTGATAATTTAGACGAAGGTAGTGGTACAGGTCATTGTCCTGGTATAGGTACTCAAGTATTTGGCCATACCGAAACTTTTGCAGGTAAAGGTGGTGGTGCAGGAAGTGATGCAAAGCATCTAACTTTTAGAATTACTACATTAGGTCAACAAGGAGCTACTCCTGGTGCTAGTGGTCAGGATGATTCAGGTGAATTTTGTTGTTCTTATAATAGAAGAGTACAGTTATTACATGGTGGAGAGAATTGGAGTACTGGTCATACTACAGCTGTAACATTAACACAAGCCCGTGGTGTTGCTTCAGGAGGATCTAATTTCGATAACTCTGCAGTGTATAATATTGAAGTTACTGATCATGAGGATTGTGCAGTTAAAGCTGATATAAAAGCAGTTAGACCAGCTCCTACTCCATTTGATGCTGATACAGCTGTTACTGTAGATACTATATTAGGAAGTATAGTTACTGAATTAGCAGGTACAGGTATTACATGTACTGTTATTGGTAATGGTATTTATATGACAAAGAGCTCTGCTTTCCAAGTAGAAATATGTCATCCTGATTTAATGAGAGTTATGCAAAGCTCTACTAATAATGTCTCAGATTTACCTGGTCAATGTAAACATGGTTATATTGTTAAGATTAGTAATTCTCAAGAATCAGAAGAAGATGATTACTTCTTAAAATTTGTAGGTGAAAACAATAAAGATGGTCCTGGTTCATGGGTTGAATGTCCAGCACCTGGAATAGTAAAAAGCTTTACTGCTTCAACTATGCCACATGTTATTCAACGTACTAGTTCTACAGAATTTACTGTTAAACAATTTACTTATCCTGATAGAGAAGTAGGTGATGATACTACTAATCCTATCCCAAATTTTGTTGGAAAAAAAATTAATAGAGTATTATTTTTCCGAAATAGGATAGCTTTCTTAGCAGGTGAATATGCTATAACTTGTAGACCTGGTACATTAGGTGCACCAAACTTCTGGGCTAATACGGCTTTAGCTGTATCAAATATAGATCCTATAGATATAACAAGTAGTTCAACTTTCCCATCTGATTTATATGATGGTATAGAGATAAATGCTGGTTTACTTATATTCAGTTCAAACCAACAATTCTTGTTATCTTCTGATGATACTATATTAAATCCAGATACAGCTAAACTTAGAAGTGTTTCTACATATAATTATAATATAGAAATACCTCCTATATCATTAGGTAGTACTGTAGGTTATGTAGATAATTCTGGTAAGTATAGTAGGTTTACTGAGATGGCTAATACATCTAGAGAAGGAGCTCCTTCTATTGTAGAAACCAGTAAATTAGTACCTACTTTAATACCTAAAGATATAGATTTACTAACTAATTCTAGAGAAAATCAGATAATCTTATTTGGTAAAACAGATAGTGATTTAGTATATGGATATAAATACTATATTGTAGGTGATAAACGTCCTCAATCCACTTGGTTTACTTGGAAATTAAATAGAGAACTTAAGTATCATTTTATTATAAATGATGTATATTATTTCTTAGATCAAGATGACTTCTTACAAACTATAAATCTTGTACAAAGTAGTACTGATCCTAGTATAGATGAAGAAGGAACTAATTACCTAATACATTTAGATAACTGGACTACTGTAAGTAGTGGTACTTATGATGCTAGTACAAACTTAACTACATTTGCTAATCAATCAGATTGGATAGATGATGTTACTTCACCTAATGGTGATCTTGTGTTAATTGATTTAGATACTAATGCTACAAGAGTAGGTAGGTATGCAGAATGTACTGTAATAAATACTGATGACTTTACAGTACCAGGAGATTGGTCTACAGGTACATTACATATAGGATATCTATATGATTTCCAAGTAGACTTACCTAAGATATATGTAACTAAACCTGAAGGTAATAGAGTAAAAGCTGATGTTAGTGCTTCTTTAGTTCTACATAGATTGAACTTAAGCTTTGGTAAAATAGGTTTATATGAAACTACTTTGACTAGATTAGGTAAAGATCCTTATACTGAAATTCATGAATCTTCAATATCTAATGAGTATAATGTATCAGATGCTCCTTACTTAGCTTCTGAAGTTAAAACTATACCTGTTTATGAAAAGAATACTAATTTAGATATAACATTAAAGTCTGCTCATCCTGCACCTGCTACATTATATTCAATGTCCTGGGAAGGAGACTATACAAATAAATATTACCAACGTATGTAGTATGCAAATTAAACCACTCACTATTGAGGCTGCTTTAGAAGTGGCCTCTAATTTGCTTCCAGATGACCGTAGAGAGGTTAAAGAGGGACACGGGATAGATCCTATAGACTTTGCCTATTTGGCAGCTCAGGAAGCCTCCTCGATATCTTTCACGGCTCCCAACGGCAAGACTGCCGGAATGGGTGGCATACAAAACAATGGTATTATATGGATGCTATGTACTCCTATAATACATCAATATCCTATTGCATTTATTAAAGCTGCTAAAAGTTACTTAGATGGTCGTAAGGTAACTACAGTTCATAACATAGTAGATGCAAGAAATACAGTCCATTTAAAGTTACTAAAGTTTTTAGGCTTTAAATTTTTGGGAAAAATTACCCATGGACCTAACAATTTAACATTTATAAAATTTACTAATGGGATTATTTAGCGGTATTTTCGGTACACCTAATAAAGATAAAGCTGAAGAAGCACAAAGGAATATTGAATTTAACCAATTGGCAAAGGGTAATCTTTTACATAATAAAGAGACTACCAGTGAGCAAATGAAAGAACTTGCCATAAGAAATTATGGTAAGCGTATATCTGAAGGTGTCTTTAATAAGTCAATAAAGACTCAAGGCATGGCTTTTAGGACTGCCGAGAATGTAGCACGTCTAGCAGCGACAAAAGGTGCTGTCGATGAAGGAGGTAGATCTAGAAGATATAAAAACAATCAAAGCTTAATGTTATTATCACAGCTATCTAAAGCAGAAAATTTAGTTAGATTTACAAAAGGTGAGGGCGCATCAGCTTTAGCTAATAATGCTTTACTTAAATATCAAGCTGATTATTCAAGAGCTAATGAAATGGTCGGTGTAGGTGTAGGTGCGAAACTTGGTGTAAGATATACTAAAGATAGTCCATTAAAACAAGCTGGTAAAATGGCTCTCAGTATAGGTAGTAGTACGTTCGGAGGATTAATTGAGAAATCACTCTTCGAGTCATTAGGTACGCAGTGGGGATTACGATAATCATGAATAACATACAATGGGCTGGAGGTGAAGACCCTTCTGTAAAGAATAACTTCGAAGATCTAGTAAAATTGAAGCCCTTTACAGATAATACTAAAGCTATGGAAGCTGCTACAGCTGATTCTATTAGAGCTAATGATAGAATAACAAGTCAAATTATTAAAAATATTGATACAGGTCAAGCAGAAAGAGAAAAAGATTTAAAATTTCTTACAGAAGTTGCACCTAAAGCAATGGGTGAGATATACGGTGGTGTAAAAGCGTTCCGTCAAGCACGGAATGACATGAAACAAATATCTGATTCCGAAGATAGACTTAAGAAGGAAGTTGAAAGTGCTGTAGAACTAAAAGGCATAATTGCTCCAAGGGCACAGAAAATATCTTCTATACTTAAAAGTCAAGGAGATAAACCAGGTGCATTAGCTGCTTTAGATATAGATGGTAGTGCTACTAGAGGTGAGTTAATCGAACAATACTGGGAAAAAGTTAGACCTAATATATTAAAACAAGCAGGTGATACAGAATTTAAAATAGACGGTAAATTATATACTCTTAACTCAACAGATAATGCTGATATTAAATTCGAAATTAGAAAAAGAATTGATGCATCCATAGCTGCTCACGCTTTAACTACAGGAGCATTTGGTAAAAGAGAAGTTATTACAGGTATATTACATAAAGGATTAGAAGAAAATAAAAGACAACTTGCTTTAGATATTGCTGCAGAAGATAATCAGAATACAAAAGAACTAGTAGAAAAAAATAATAAATTACTAATACAAACTATAACTACTAATGGAGTAAATAGAATACCAGGTGGTTTTAGTGAATTATTAAGTAATATTGAAATAGAAATCCAAGGAGCGAAAGACAGAGGAGAAGAATACGTACCTCTTGCTGAACAAGTAGAAGGTATGATAAAGAAGATGTATACTATGGCAGAAATGGACCTAGTAGACGTAAATGATGTTCTTTTTTTTCTTGAAAATAGTGGGGAAATTAAATGGAAAGGTAGGACAGATAAGAAAACAGGACAGGCGAAAATATATAACAGTGTAATAGAAGGATTTGATGAAAATCATGCAGGTTTAGGAACACAATGGATAGATAAATTTGAAGCACTAAAAACTGCTAAACTTGAAAATAAAGACAGAGCTAGAAGAACAGCTCATAATGAGTTCGGTTCTAGATTAATAGCAGATTTAAAAGGAGTAAAAGATGATCAAGAGTATCAAAATATTCTTAATCAATACTCAGAAGAACTGGAAGAAACTGATGGTTTAGCTATGGAGTATCTACCTGAACCTGTACAGAAGTACTTAAAAAACCCAAGTTATAATCTAAATAAAGTTAGGGAGACAGTACTATTTATTGAAGACTTAAGGAGTCAAGGTAAACCAGTACCTCAATCTTTAATGAATACCTTACCTGGTTATGCACACAAAGGATTGAGCGATAAACATGGGGGAAGAGTATTTTCATCAAACGATAGTAATACTATAAACATTGCTGCTTATGACAGTGGTTTATTAAAACCTGAAGTACTTGCAATAGTTACTTCTAAATCTGCTAATACTGGTCTAAGTAAGGAGCAAACTGAAAAGAATATATTAGACGAATATGATAATGCTGTGATGTTAGAGTATAATCAATTAATAAAAACTACTGATCATAATTCAGCGCTTCTTGCTGCTGTTGAAAAAGTTAATAAAAATTTTAAACCTTTAATAGATGAGGCTATATCAAATAAACCAGGTGCTAGAGATAAATTGATAACAAGATTTAATACACTTGCAGCTGATGGTATATTGGGTATAGATGAACCTATATCTAGAACTGCTTTAGTGCAACTTGAAAATCAAAAAGGTGTATTTATAAATAATGTAGTTGGTAAAAATGATCAAGCATCTAATGTAAGTTTACTAAGTAGTGAAGAGTTCCTTATTGGAGAAAAACGAAAGGAATTGAATCAATTAACATCATGGATTGAAAATCAAGGTTTTGGTAGACTACCTAATTATTATCATAGTATAGCAAGGAAAGCTAATATACCAGTAGAGTATGTAGCATTGATGAGAGCAGAGGCTTTAGATTATAATCTAGGTAAAAATGATCGAAAAGCTTGGAGTGAAAATATAAAGAACACTCTAGAAAAAGTTAAAGAACGATCACCACTTAGTGTAAAATTAATGAATGCTGAAAGTGTTGTACAAAAAAATTTAATTACATTAAGTCAAATAACAGATAAAGATGATCAGTTTTTCATAGAGCAACAGTTTGAACCAGCAAAAACATTCGATACAAACAATGAAAACCTTACAGCATATGATTATATAGAACGTACTGATAGTAAATACGATTCTGAACAACCTTTAAGTAAAATGAAGGTAGCAGATATAGGAGATATGTTTGATAAAGAAGGTGCTAATTATTTTAATATTGGTGCTTATGGAATTCCTAATGAAACTCAATTTAAAATAATAGCTGGAAGATTATTTAATGAGGGGTTGATTACTGCAGATACTGTATTTGATGATAAAACACAAAAGTTATTCTATCAACATGCTGCTCTTTTAAAAGCACAAAGAATGAATGACTTGTCTGGTATAAAACATGATTTAAATACTATATCTGAAGATAAATTACAAAGTTGTGGAATAGGTAAAGATAAGCAAGCGTATCCTTTAACAGACGCAATATGTCAATACGTGTACAATAATAAAAAGAACTAATGAATACAGAAACAGCATTTAAACAAGACTTTAACAGTCCACTAACTGAAGAAGAACTTAAGTATCAGGAATCTCTTAAAGATCAACCTAAATCTACTGATGATATTATTCAAGAAGAAGTAGATAAAGAAGTACAGCAAAGAGAAGATCCTAGAACTCAACCTGATGGTGGTGGATTCAGAGGAGTCATTAAAGAAATACAATCAGCTTTATCAGGTGGTATACAAGACACTGCTTCTTCATTAGCTACTTTCCCTGAACGCACTATAGATGCTTTCTCAGGTGAAATGCAGAGAGAACGTAATGAGAAAGGATACTACAGACCTGATTGGTCGCCTTTTACAGATTATGAAAACCCTATCGTTACTAATACATGGTGGGGTTCATTATTAAGAGGTACAGTACACTTCGGTACAATGGCTGCTGGTATCACTGCAGCGGCTAGTGCAGCAGGTATATCTGCTCCAGCTTCTATAACAGGTATAGCTGGTTATAGCTTACTTAGAGCTGCGGGTATAGGTGCTGTAGCAGACATCATATCAAAAGAAACTGATGGTCATAATGCTCTCGCTATGATGAGAGATAAGCATGGCTGGATGGATACTCCTTTATCTACAAAAGATACAGATCATCCTATGTGGATGAAATTTAAAAACATTGTAGAAGGTATGGGTTTGGGAGTTTTATTTGATGGAGCTACTATGTTACTTGGTAGAGGAAACGGTGCAGTTAGGAATCAAATAAGTAATAGAAAAGCTAGTATTGAATATCAAACTCTAAAGAAAGGTTTAAGAGAACTAAGAAAGAATGCATTTGGTGCTAGTAAAAATAAGAATATAGCTGAACCACATCAAGGTGCACATATATCTGAAGTGGACCCTGGTACAGCTAGAGAACAATTAAGAAAAACTAGAACAGATTGGGATGCTGAAGATGGTTCAACAGGTTCTGTAACTACACCTGTTCAAAGAGAACGTGTAGCAGATACAGGAGAAATGACAGAAGACATCGTTGATGGTGTACTTAGAGGGTTAATGAGCGACAAGAAGTATCAAGCAGAAGTAGCTGCTATAAAAGCTGGTAGACAATCCATGGTTGACGTTTGGGGTGATGCTGTTGCATCTCATCAAAGAATTACTTTAGGTAGGAATGCAGCTGATTTAGCACCTGAAGACTATCTTGAAGAATTGTACCGTTCATCAATCAAGTATGATTTAACTGATGATGCTGGTAATATTGTCGAAACTGTTGAAACATGGACTACTAAAAATATAGTTGCAGGTGATTTAGTTGTAGGTACACTTCTTAAACAACTAAGAGATAACGGTATAGCAGGTAGAGAATTAAAAGATTTCGTCAATCTAATTGAACAAGATGGTCCTACGCAGCAAATATTTGATACTATGATGACTGCAATGACTGAAGTTAAAAGAGCAAGAGCTTGGGCTTCTGATTCATTTAGATCTATAGGTGCTGGTAAAACACGTAAGGATGCTATAGAAAAAGCTGTTAAAGAAGATATGAAAGATACTAAAGATGCTATTCTAAGTATCCTACAAATATCTAAAGATGACGGTAATGATGATTTACTAAATGCTACCTTTGAGTTATTCTCTGCTATGAAAACAGTTAATAACTTAGATGACTTTGATGCATTCTGTAGAAAGATGATAAGAGGCGGTCAATTAGAGAAAGGTGGTCCTGATAGAACTGGTGCTTTAATTAGAGAATTAGAAGGAATGATGGTTCATAGTGTACTTAGCGGTCCTAAAACAGCCATGAGAGCTATTATGGGTACAAGTACTGCAACCTTCTTACGTCCTATGTCTACGGTCATAGGAGCAACAATAAGAGGTGATCAAACAACTATGAGATCAGGATTAGCTTCTTTGAATGCTATGATGCAAGCTATACCAGAATCTTTTGAATTATTTAAAACTAAATTAAACTCCTATTGGAGTGGTGATGTTTCTAGTATGAAAACTAGATTCTCTGAATTTACTAAAGGTGATGAGAACTGGGAATTACTAAGACGTTGGGCAGAAGATAGTGGTAGAGCTTCACCAGGTGATAGAGCTATGTTTGCTATGGCTAATATGGCTAGAAACTGGAATAATAATAGTTGGTTGACTTACTCTACTAAACTAATGGCAGCTACTGATGATGCTTTTAGGTATATCTTAGGTAGATCTAAGATGAGAGAGAAAGCTATGAGATCAGCTATGGATGCTCAAAGTAAAGGTTTAATATCTGAAATTAATCCTCAGTTACTAAGTGTATTCGAAGAAGATTTCTATAGACAAATCTTTGATGCTGATGGTAATATTATTGATGAAGCTACTAAATATGCAGCTAAAGAAGTAACATTAACAACTGAACTAACTGGATTTTCAAAAGGATTGAATGATGTATTTACTGCTAACCCTTGGGCTAAGCCATTCTTCCTCTTTGCAAGGACGGGAGTCAATGGTCTTGCTTTAACTGCTAAACATACACCAGGTTTTAACTTCTTAGTTAAAGAATTTAATGATATAGCGTTTGCTAATCCTAATAATTTAGATAAAGTTGCTGCTTATGGTATAACAAATGCTGCTGAATTAGCTAATGCTAAGGCATTGCAAACAGGTAGATTTGCTATGGGTACATCTTTAGTAGGTATGGCTTCATGGTCTTGGATGTCTGGTAATATGACTGGTAATGGTCCAGTAGATAGACAAACAAGACAATTATGGTTAGACTTAGGATGGCAACCTAGATCAATTAAAATAGGTAGTGTATGGGCTAGTTATGAATCAGTTGAACCATTTAACCAAACATGGGCTATGATTGCCGATATAGGTGATGCAAGTCAGCTAATGGGTGAAGAATGGACAGAAGATCAACTTCAAAAAGTAGCATTAATTGTAGCTCAAGGTATAGCTAGTAAGTCTTACTTACAAGGTATGCAATTATGGGTAGATGCTTTTGGTGGACAACCTGGTAAATGGGGACAAGTAGGTAGTTCTTTAATTAATAATACAGTACCTTTAGCTAGTTTACGTAATGAAATAGGTAAAATCTTTACTCCATATACTCGTGAATTAGGATCTAGTATAACTGATGCTATAAGAAATAGAAACTTATTAACTGAAAATATAGCTGCTGAACCATTACCTATTAAATATGATATACTAAACGGTAAACCTGTAAAAGATTTCGACTTCTTAACTAGAGTTGCTAAACGTATACTTCCTTGTGATTTTAATTTTGATTATAGTCCTGGTAGACAGTTCTTACTTAATAGTGGTTACGATATGAGATTAATGACTTATACTGCTCCTGATGGTACAGATCTATCAGAGAATCCAGAAATTAGATCTTTATTCCAAAGAGAATTAGGTAAGTTAAATATGGAAGTAGGTCTAAATGCAATGTCTAAAAGACATGATGTTCAGCAATCTTTGCTTCAAATGGATAATGATAGAGCTTCTGGATTTAGAGGAGACTATGAGCCTAGAGATTATTTCCATAATAAATTAATACGTGACTATGTTAATAAGCAGAAAGAAATAGCTTGGTTAAGATGTTTACAAAAGTTAAATGTACAAGCTTTGGTAGCTGAACAAGCTAATAGAAAATTAAATAGAAAACTAAAACAGTTACAAACCACTCCTAACTATGAATCTTTACTTTCAATGTATAAATAATAATGGCAACAACACAAACTGCAAGAGAATATACAGGAGATGGTAGCGATCTAACTTGGGCTTATGCCTTTCAATCATACCAATCTTCAGATATAAAGGTTCAAGTTACTAATTCTGCAGGAACCTTTGTAAATGTAACAAACTTTACAGTACCTGATTGGTCAGCTTCTAGTGGTACTGTAACATTCAATAACACAGGCGTTGATTCTAACGTCTGTGAATCTACTGGTGCTCCAAAAAACAACAGAATTATCCGTATATATCGTGAAACAGATATAACAACTGGAGTAGTTGGTCAAATAGATCCTAAAGCTACTTATGCAGCCGGATCTTCTATTAAAGCAGCAGACTTAAATAATAACCAAAAACAAGCATTATATGCTGTATATGAGTTAAGAGATCAAGAACGTATAACTAGTAATATTAGAGATGATGCTATTACTGGAGCTAAGATAAAAGATGATGAGATAGATTCTCAACATTATGCAGCAGGTTCTATTGATTTAGAACATATGTCTGCAAACTCTGTAGATAGTGATCAGTACGTAGATGGTTCTATTGACCTAGTTCACATGTCTGCTAACTCTGTAGACAGTGATCAATATGTAGATGGATCTATTGATCTAATTCACATGTCTGCTAACTCTGTAGATAGTGACCAGTATGTAGATGGTAGTATTGATACAGCACACATAGCTGATGACCAAGTAACTTATGCTAAGATACAAAATGTATCAGCTACTGATAGAG